AACTCGTTGGCGGACATCGTGAACAGCGGCTTGGCCAACAGCATCACGCCGAACCCGCCCACGCCTGCCGCAAGCTGCACAGACTGCACAGACCGCACGCCCCGGTCACCATTCGCCAGCGGGAAGAACGGCCCTGCAGAGCCCCCGGAGGTGCTGATCATGTTGGGTCCAATGACACCAATGCCGCCCGAGGCCCTGTACGCTGTCGTAATGGTCTTGGCAACGCCGTCTTGGTTGGTGTAGTTGATGGTGATGTTCGTGGCAGTGCTTGTTCCAGGCGTTTGCATCATCATCAGCATCCGCACACCTTCGCCGTCTGTGTATCGCGGCAAGGTCACATCGTTGGTCAAGTCTTGCTGGTCGGTGTTGTCCAGGTCGATGTACGGGTAAAACAGCAGGTAGTCGAGAAAGTAGACCGAAGCCAGAAAGCCCGTGGCGCCGCCATGCGTCAACGACATACTGAGCAGATACCGCTCCGTGCTGATGCCGGGGCCGACATAGATGCTGTTGTTGCGGGAGCCGATGAGTTGCGTGGCCTCCAGCGCCAAGCCGAGGTATGGGTTGTAGGACGGGATGCCGCTGCCGACGCTGAAATCACCAAACGGATTGATCCCGAAACTACCGTAAACCGATGTGCGGATGAAATGCTGGATGTGATGCCGCCCTTGCTCGACAGCATTAGCCACCTCGGCAACGGACCTAAACGGCATCAGGTTCCTCCAGCGGTATCCATTCCACCTCGTCGGGCGACCACTCCACGCCCCCGTCAGGGTGCTCTGAGCAGGCCGACAGCTCGGTGTCGGTCAGCGTCAGCAGCTCACGGCAGTGAGCGCAGCGGTACACCACATCAGTCCACCGTGGCGGTCATGGCACCAGCAGCGAACTGCGGCTGGATGCCGTTGCTGATGGACAGGCTGGCGTTGAGCGCACCTTTCAGCAGCAAATTGCCCGCGCCTGTGCTGTCCGTGCCGATGCCGAAGTGCGTGGCCGTGGCGGTGCCCGCCGTACACTGACCGAACTGCACCAGCGCGGTGTTGGCGATGGTAGACGCCGTTCGCGTCCAGCCGCCTGCCGTGCGGTTCACAGCCACGCGGGCGTAGCCGGTGTAGCTGATCTCGTTGGTGCTCTGGTTGCCCGCCTCTCCAGGGTCTGCGCTGTGCAGCGAGATGTAAAACGAACCCGCCGTGGCGCTGTTCTGCAGGCCGGCAGCGTCGCCGATGTTGGCCCAGTCGACGTTCAGGAACAGGAGGTCGAGGAATGCCTCTTCGGCGGCGTTGGTCATGGACATGGTTCAGGCCCTTTCAGTCTTCGTTGACAACCTCACCGGAGAACCCGGTGGAGGTCTTGGTGATCTGGATCTTCTTCCCGCCGCCGCCCGTAGACACGATGATCGGCTGCTGCGGCCTCATGTCCGCGACCTGCCTGGCCAACGATTCAACCATGGACTTCAGTTCGCCCAGGGTTTCGCTGACTTTATCATCGGACTCATCGGCGATCGATTCTTCTTCGCTGCCGGATTCTTCCTCGGCTTGCTGCTGCTTGAGTGCCTTAGCCAAGGATGCGAACTTCGCGGCATTGTCCATCCGCATGTTTTCGAGTTCCAGTTCGCGCTTGGCTGCTTCGAACGGATCAATCTGCGGCGCAGCCGGCTCTGGCGTGGATTGCGGCTGCATCGCACCCTCAACCTCGCCTCCGATCTTGACCATGATCTCGGCCGTCTTTGCCTGCGTCAGTTCGGCGTCGGCCACCGTGTTGACCACATCGGCGCGGGCCTTGGCAGCCTTGGCCTGGGCCTCCTCGGCCGCAGCCTGCAGGAACACCGCGTTCGGGTCTTGCGGCTGGCCCTGCAGCTCGATCATCATCTCTTCGGCTTCCTCGTCAGTCGGCTTGATGACGCCCATCTTCACCAGGCGCATGCGGAAGTAATCCCTCACGTCGCCGATGCCCTCGCCTTCCATGTTCATCATGGCCATCGCCTGCAGGACTTGCTGCGTCTCGGCATCTTGCGTGATGGCCATCATGCCCGTCAGCGCCCGCACCGTGGCTGCGCGCTTGCTGCTGCTGCTGGGGCCGACTTCGACGTTGACGTCCAGCTTTGCGCCGCTGAGATCATTCGACAGCGCCATCTCGCCGGTATCGGTGACCATCGGCTTCATCAGCTCGATCTGCATCGGATCGCCGTTGGGGCTAATGCCCTTCATCTTGCGGCCTTCCTCGACGTAGACCTCGCGGGCCATGGAAAGCCACACCTCGCCGCAGCGCTTCATGGCCTTGGCGAAGTTGCTCATGTAGATGAAGGTCTGCATGTCCAGGCGCGTCTGGATCAACTCCACGGCCTTGCCGGAAGTGTTCGAGACCATCTTGTCGGCCTGCTGCGAGGCGCCAAGAATCTCCTGCATGTCGGACTCTGTGATCTGCAGCAGCGCGGCCATCGCAGGCGGGATCGTCGGGCTCTTGGTGTACGCCACCGGCCCAGATGCCTGCTGGCTTCCGTCAGGCCCGCTGATCGGGTTGACCAGCAGATACGGGTAGTTCTTGAGGTTGTCGTCGGCCCACATCACCTGGTGGCCGGCGACCTGCTCAGGCAGCAGGATGGGCTTTTCAACGCTGGACAGCGCAGAGATTTCCGCCAGCTTCGAGAGCTGCATGTTCTTCAGGCGCTGGCTGTCCTTGGCCAGGCGCACGTGGCCCATGCACCGCTCCACGTTGTCCACGAACCAGCGCTTGCCGTAGTTCGGGATCACCGGGATGCACTCGCCTGCGATGAACCCGGAGTCCTCGAGCACCTTGCCACCGCTCATCAGGTACTTGCGCACGCGCTTGCGCTTGATCTTGCGCTGCCGAACCTCAACGCTGCCAATGGCGGCCAGCGTGTCCTCAAGCGTCTCGTCGGCGTCGAACTCGCTCTGGCGGTATTTCTCCTCGGTGCCGTCAATGGCCCGGAACACGCGGATGGTCTCGGTGACGTCCTCAACCTTGAAGTACTGCGCCACGAACACAACGTCCGGCGTCTGCCAGTCGAATTCGTACTGGTGCACGATCTTCGGCCAGTCGGTCGGGTCGTCCCCAAACTCCGCGATGTAGCTGGCCCGCGTCATGCTGGAGACCACGAACGCGAACCTGGCGTCGGACTTGTCCTGGCGCTTGGCGTTCAGGTCGAAGTAGACGCTGGAGTCCGCGTCGAAGATCGGCTCAATGCGGATGCGCTGGCGCTCGTTGTCAGGGTCGCCCTCGTCCTCGTAGACGGTGCGCAGGCGCCACGCCCCAATGCCGCCGCCCACAGCCTCCTCGAAGGCGTTGTCGTAGGCCTCATCGGCCACGCTGTCCTGCTCGTCGGCACGGTACAGGGCGTCGCAGGTCTCGGCCAGCTTGTCGGCCTCCGGGCCGCCGCCGTCCTTCGGCGTGAAGTCCACCGTCACGCGGTTGGCGCGATACTCGTTGATGATGCGGATGACGCTCAGGTGAACCTTGTTCACCTCCATGCGCGGCTTGTTCTCGTAGATGTCGCGCAGCGGGCCTTCCCACTGGCTGCCGGCCAGGCTGTAGAAACGGCGGTCCTGCAAGCACTGCAGGCGCTCGTCGCGCAAGGCGGTCTGAATGTCGTTGAACTGCCGCAGCGCTTCCTGATGCAGGTTCATGAGCCTCTGCTCGGTGGATATGCGCGCCATGCTGGCTCCGATTGATTTCCTTGCTGGATTATGCTACCAGCGGCTGACAGTAGGCAATGGCACTGCTGAGACCTGCCGAGTGACGGCTGCTGCACGCCTCATGCCTTCGCAAGCGTACCTCAAAGCGTCGATGACGTGATTGTGCTTGTCCTGCAGCACCGGCAGGATCTGGCCGGTCAGCGGATCGCTCTTATACGAGTAGTGCGTCAGCTCGTCAATTGTGTGCAGGCAGCGCGGGTGCACCACGATGTCATAGGACTTCAGCCATTCGACGCCCTCCTCGACGCTGCGCGGGCCTTTGACGGCTGACAGGATCTTTGGGAAACCGTGCCTGCGCATGTGGCTGATGGTCTCAGGCCTCGAGCTGTCGGCCACCATGGGCCATCTCTCGGCCTCTGGCACGGTCATGAACAGGTCTGGCGTGTTCATGATCTCGCAGCCCACCATGTAGGCTTCGTGGTCGATGTAGAGCGTGCGGCCGACAACGTGGCAGCGCACCAGCACCGTGGGGTCGGTGGCAAAGCCCCAGTCGGCGCCCAGGCGGTGGATCGCGTCCTTCGGGGAGTCGAAGTCCTCGACGCGCCAGTTCTGGAACACGCGGGCTGTGCTGTTGCTTAGGTAGCCTCCACGCCAGACGTGCGCGTACTTGTCCGGGTCTCGGCCACGGTCATATTCCATCTCGGCCCGCAGGACGTCAGGAAACCACGGGTTCTGCTCGAAGTTCACCTCGACCACCATGGCGTCAGGCGGCGGCTTCGGGCCGCGCAGCAGCTGGTCAACCGGGTCGGAGTCCTGGCTCGGGTTCCAGGTGAACCACAGTTCCGAGTCCGGCTTGCGGATCGTCGGCCGCAGCAGGTCCAGGCTGCGCTGGCTCAGGCTCTGCGCTTCCTCGACCCAGGCGCGGTCATAGCCTTCCAGGGACTTGATCGAGTCCGCTGTGTGGTTCTGCATGCCCTGGAAGATGATCAGCCCGTCGCCGCGCTTGGACTTGATCACGGCCTCTTGCACCTCGAAGTAAGCGCCCGCGTTCAGCGCCTCGATCTTCAGTTCCAGCAGGCGCTTCACTGACTGGCTCAGGGACTTCTGCACCTCGCGCACGCAGACGCTGCGGCTGGTCGGGTCCATGATGTGGGCCTCGATCAGCATCTCTGCGAACAGGTGAGACTTGCCAGAGCCTCGGCCGCCGTGAGCGCCCTTGTACCGCGCCTGGCCCAGCAGCGGCAGCGCCCACTCCGGGGTTTCGATGCGCAGGGTTGTCACTTAACCACCACGCGCTCGATGCGATGCACCAGCGGAGATTCCTTGTCGCCGCTGATCTCGATTTTCTCGCCGTATTTCTTCGGCGCGAGTTTCGATAACAGCCACTTGCGAGTATCTACCTGAAGTTTGTGCTTTTGCACAGCGGCCCAGTCTTTACGGCCATCTGGGGTTTCTCCGACATCGACGTCGGATAACTCCATGACCTCTTGAGCGATGCGCTCGACGAAGTTCTCGCGCGCCTGCGCGTACCTGTCGGCCAGCTCCGCATCCTGCCCAACCCACAGCATGAACGTAGGCATCGGAACGCCGGCCTGCTGACAAGCCTTAAAGCAGCTCATGCCCGAGTCCATCGCCTTGATGACCTTCTCCGCGATCTCGGACCGCTCAGGGCTTCCTGGCTTGGTTCGTTTGTTTGCCATGTTTGCTCCTATGTTAGTGACCACTCAGGGACGCAGGGGCGCCAGGGTCGTCGATTTCCATATAGGCTACGCGATTACGCGCTTTCGCGCTTTCTTCCCATTCCCCCTATATATCCTGTCTTTTACTTGTTAAGTGTCCCTAGTGTCCCTACTGTCCTTTGTCTTGTCAAATCAACAACTTAGCGCGGGACGCCTAAGTGACACTAGGGGCGGTTACCGTTTCCCCACGGCTCTGGAGCCAGCAAAGCGCGCACTCCGTTAGTTTTGCGGCTCATGTTGCCGTTGCGCTGTCGGATCAGGTGAGCTGCTCTAGTGGCCTCTCCTTGAGTGCAGGTGTCCCTGCCAAGCTCTGATAAAAGCTGCGTTGCGGACCTCCAGCGCCATGCTGCAGCGGGCTCAGACCACCGAAGGCCTGACGAAATCAAGTCCTCAATCGGGTCAATCACCTCATAGGTCTTGTTGTGTTCTTCGAGTGATTCGTGCTCCTCGCCTTGCAGCGTCCACGGTTCTCCAGTCTGGTACAGCGTCAGGACTTCGGCCCACAGCTGCTGCATGTCGATTCCGTGGTCATACTCGATGGACTTGCACTCGATGACCCAGAATCTGCGGTTACCTGTCTGGTCGTGCAGAAACTCTCGAGGATTCACGCTGGCGAAGAATACTGTGCGCCTTGCAAACTCTGATTCCTTGCGTGCGTAAGCTCTGCGCAGAATATCCTTGTCCCGCGTCAGAAACGCCTTGAGCTGGGCAATATCTGACTTGCGGAATGTCGCGTCCAGTTCACCGAGTTCGACCAGCCAGTGGCTGACAACCTGCTTCACGCTGTCGCGGTCGTCCGGCCGCAGCATCATGCCGTCCTGTACGACTCCGAGGTCTTTCGGCACCAGGCGCTTAAACCATGCCGTCTTGCCCATGTACTGCGCGCCCTGGAAGACCAGCACGCCGTGCGCTGACACGCCGTTCGGGTTGAACGCAGCTGCCACGGCCGAGATCAGCCAGCGGCGCATGATGGTGTTTTTCAGCGCCTTGTCGCCGTGCGATGCAACCGTATCGTAGAGGTCTTGCAGGCGGCTCTGGCCGTCCCATGGCTTGCTCTGAATCCAGTTGGCTACCGGGTTGTGCAGGTTGCGGTCGGCCATGTAGGTGATGTAGTCACCCACCTTGCCGGTCGGCATGCGCAGGCGTTCGCACCATGACATCAGCCACGCGATGCTGGCGTTGCCTCGGTTGTCCAGGCTGAACGCCTCGTCAGGAATCATGATCTCCTCTTCCTTGGAGATCACGTTGTACCTGACGGTGACGCCAAGGCGGCGGCATATCTCGGCCAGGTTCTCAATGGTGGAGAGAGCGCGGCCCCGGTATTCGTCCGGCAGTGGCGCACTGATGTCCGTGATCTCCCCGGTGTCGGCGTCAATGACCTCTGCCGCCCGCTGAACCACCGGAACCGATGCGCTAGGCGCCCACACCGACACACGGGAAGTCATCCAGGCCTTGCAGTCAGCCCAGCCGGTGAACTCCGCGTCTGCCGCGTCCCACCCGTCAGGCTGGTCTGCAACGTCGAGCACCTTGACCTCGGACGCCCGCTCATGGATGATCTGCGCCACACGCTGCATGGCCTTTTTGCCAGGCTCATCTGCGTCTGGCCACAGCAGCACCTTGCGGCCTGTCAGCGGCGTCCAATCGGCCTTGTCTGCGGCCATGGCGCCTGCGGGCCATGTCACCACCGCATAGAGACCAGCGAATCGTCGTGCGGCGTCTGCGGCCTTCTCGCCTTCGACCACCAGCACCGCAGCGCCAGGACGCTCTGCAAGTTCTTGGAGCCCGTACAGCGGACGCGGTGACGGCCACTGGCCCATGCCCCAGCGCTCACCGTCCCACGTCCACGGAACGATCTGCTTGCGCTCGCTTGCAGGCTCGTAGCGTGCCACGTAGCCCAGCACCTCGCCGTCTGCGTTGCGGTACGTCCACCGCGCCGATGGCTTGCCATAGCGAGTGTGCACACACGGACACTCCGCAAAGTCCGCAGGCACTGGCGTGACAACGCGCCTGGCGGGTTCTGGCGGTGGCGCTGCGTGCGCGTGACCGTTGACGCGCTTGGCCGGCTTTGTCTCACCGCCGAGATGTCGGTAAGCATCACCCATTGGCAGGTCGTAGATCGCGGCGTACAGGCTCACCAGATCGCTGCCGTGGTCACCAGTTGCGAAGTCTGACCACGCGCCTGTTGCGAGGTTTACCTTGAGGGATTGACCGGCGGCACCGCTGAGATCGCCAGCGACCCAGGAATTGCCGCGCTTGCGGCCGGCTGGGAGCCAGGATGCGAGGTGAGTTTCAGCCGATGCGAGGAGTTGACGGGCCAGGCCGTCGAAGTCGAGGCCGGTCATCGTCACGCGACCGCGTAGGGTTGTTCGCTCAAGTCCGTAGAGTGATGAACTACATATTCGCAGCACTCATTCCACGCATCGACGAAGGCCAGCTTCTGCCTCTCTGTTGGATCATCGTTCCAGAGAACATGAAGGGCGCCCTTGTGGTCGTGCAGTGAGAAGATAAGTCGGTCTGCTTGCTCACGGGTGACGCCCATGATCGTCATCCAGATTCGCAGGCACTTCTCCAGCCGCTTGTTGCGGAAAGCGGCATCCTCGTAGTTCGATATCAGCATGATTCCCCCATCCGTGCTGTCAAAATCGAGGCCGCACGGCGCTGCCTCTTGTTCAGTATAGACCCGCCATCGGGCCCGGAGTCAAGCATCAGCGATACTTGGACTCCAGCATGGCGTCGGCAATCAACCATGCGCGATCTGCCAAGTTCTGTATACGAGCCCGCAGCAAATTCTCAGAGTCGTATTGGTCTCGGTCTTCCAGCATCAATGCGCCCATTGCATGAGCGGCAAGCATGTTGCGCAGCGATCTTTCCCTGTCACTCATGCGACGACCTCCAAACATTAGTGCCAATTCATTTTTGCTTTGTTGTTCGAGCATCATCGCCCCTACTGCGGCACCACGCCGCGAAAGTCCGACTGAGCCAGCACCATGCCGGCGGCGTCGGGGTGTCGTAGTGCGGCGGCTGCCTGGTTCATCGCGGTTTTCCATCCCGCCATAAACACCAGCCGTGCCTCCGCTCGTTTAGCCTGCGGTAGCGCCGCAAACGCCTCATGCGCGTCGAACGCACTGTGGCCGAGTTGGTCTAGATAGTCCATGCTTGCCTCAAAACGGAAAATCGTCCTCCATGTCGTCGAAGTTCGTCGACGCCCGAGGTGCAGGCGCAGGGGCTTGACGCGCCCGTTGTTCCCTGTCACGGATGGCCATGGCGTCGCGCTGATCCTGGGTCATGCGGGCCGGTGCTGGTGCCGGTGATGCTGCGGCTGGTGCCGGTGCAGGCGTACCCCAATCGCCCTTTGGTTGCACTGACAGGCTCATGTACCTCTGCCCCGCTAGCTTGGTGCCATCGCGCCCGGTCTTGATCCAGGCCGACAGCCAGTATTCGCGGCCCTCGACGTTGATCGATCCACGGTAGTCCGGCCTGGAATCGTTGCCCTGCTTGTCGTTGCGGGCTAGAAGGCCGCTGTTGGTGTTGTCGTATGCCATGTGTGGTTTTTCGTTCAGTCAGGCCGAAAACGTGCGGCCTATTTCACGTTAGCCGGCTCGCACTTGCGTGCCCTGCAGCACGGCCATGTCTGCGGCTTGGTCGTAGGCCGTTTCCACTTCGTCGGCCGAGAGCTGGCGCAGCGTCACCCACTGCCCATCGGCGCCGCGCGTGTAGAGCCAGCCGTGATCCTTCGCTGTCGGGTCCAAGCGCGCGGCGCAGTCCGGGTTTTGCTGCAGCAGCGTCAGGCCGTTGGGCAGCACGTTGCGCGGGGTGGTCGTGTAGCTCATGGTCAAGCGCCTTTCATGAACAGCAGCCATTCCCAGCCGCTGAAATCGTCGGCGGCGTCCCAGAAGTGGGCGCCGAATTCCTTGCGGTGCATGTCGTTTCTGATGAACATTCCTCGGTCCTTTCGCGCCGGAAACAGCCGGCTAACTGGTCGCTCAAGGGCGACCTCCTACGGGCCTGCGGCCCTACGTCGGCGCCTTAGCTCCAACGTTAGGCGTCCAAACCTCAGTTGCAAGTCACATTGCAAGTCCGCAGCGCGCCCGTGCCCATGCAGCATTCGCTGCAATACATCGTGCGGCCGTTGATCGTGACGGTGTAGTACCGGCACGAAGCATAGGCAGCGGTGGCCAGCGTGGCCGCGAGGATGAAGGTGAGTGCTTTTTTCACTTGGGTTCTCCAGTTGGTGGCGCGAAGCCCGCGCCGAGGCATAGGGTCAATCTTCAATCGCGGGCCTCAGCCGCCTGCTAAGCGGCCTGCGCCCGAGGTGGAACTGGTGGCAGTGGACGCAGTGGTAGATCTGCCGGCTCTTACCGCGCCTGGTGGAGCGTTCGGCCACCACGCGGGCCTGGGTGAACGTGGCGAAGCCCACCTTACCTTCGCAGGCTGATGCGCGGTAGGTGTCTTCGGGGGTCATGCCAGCAATGCCTGCGCATCCTCAACCGACCGGCAAACCCCGGCCACGCCGCCTGCCTGGCGGATCGTGGCGAGGAATCCCTCCTGACCTGGACGCATGCGGCCGGTGGCGGATTTGACCTCGATGGCCAGCGTTCGGCCGTCTTTCAGCACGCCCATGATGTCCGACATGCCCTTAGCCGTGTTCGCACGGATGTACCGCACAGACCCGTCGCGGTTGCGCTCCTGGAACGTGCCCGAGTTCTGCCGCCAGCAGCTGGCGACCTTCGGGTGGCGCTTCAGCAGCGCCATGATGGCCTTGAGAATCTGCGCCTCAGTGGGCTGGCCTGACGTTTTGCGCGGCTCGCGCTTGGCCGGCTCAGGCGGTATATCCAGCAGCACGCGAGGCTTGCCGCTGATGGCGGAGTAGCGATCCATCGCGGCTTGGTTGCGAAGCATGACTTCGCGCAGGGTTTCGCGGCCTCGGGTCACCATCTCGCAGCCTCCACATCCTGATGCGTCTCCCGCAGATACCGCGACGGCAGCCGCTTGACCGTGCCGCGCAGCACGGACTCAGGCAGGCCGGGGAACGGCCAATCCGGGCGGATGCGGGCCACGCGCAGGGTTGCCACGCCGACCTCCAGCACCATGGCATCTTGGCCGTCTGACAGGCGCACGCGGTCGCCTTGTTTCACGCTGCCTCCGGCCTGCGGGCGATCCATCCGACAAGCTCCGCGTCTTCTGACGCGAGCGACTGGTATTGCTCCAGCGCCTTGATCGGATCTTGGAAACAGAATCGCCGTTCCCATCCCCAGAGTGTGCAGCCGAGGTAAACGGCAGTCGTGAACATCAGCGAGCCAATTGCCGCCACGGAGCCATCTGGCAGCACCTTAACGTCGGTGTAGTTGCCGAGCCGCTTGACCTCTGAAACCAAATCTTCAGTCACTCCAGAATCTCCCGAATCTCCGCCAGCATCTCGCGCACGGTGTCTAGCTGGATGCCGCGGTCTACGCTGGTGCTTAGCTGGTGGCCATACGCTTGCATGTTGCGCTCGGACAGCTCTCGCAGATGACTCAGCGCAGCAATGGCCATGTGTGCCGTGGCGATGTCTCGCGCCGTGATCTTCTGGCCGCGCCGCTCTGTGAGTTCCACCAGGCGCAGGTGTGTGGTGTCCAGGGCGCTCATGCTTTGCGCCCCTTGAGCTTGCGGCACGCGGCCACCAAGCGCTCCACCAGTTCAAGCCGAGGCGAGTTCAAGCCGTGCCGTAGCCGGTAGATGGTCTTGACGTTCACGCCAGCCTCGTCGGCCACCGCTTGCGCGTCAACCTGCCGCAGCAGGTCGGATAGTTGTTCACGGGTAATCATGGCGCGGATTCTGGCACGAATGTCCAGGGATGAGAAGACATTTATGTCCGATCGGATCAGTCGGGATTGTCGAAAGCATTGGACATTGGTGTCCAGTGAGCGCAGAATTCATTTCATCGCAACACGCAACCGGAGACGCAAAATGCAAGTCCTCATCACCCGCCACGACAAGATCAACGACAGCCATCTGATTGAACTGACCTGCGGCAATCAGTCGGCGCATATCTGGATTGCTCCCTGGTACGTGCAAGTGTGCAACCAGAACGCATCGCACAAAGTGTGGCGCGGCATGGGAAAGCGTTTCAACAACCTGCAAGCCGCACTGACGAACTACAAGTCGGCCGCCATGCGCGCCATGATCGAAGCCGCCGCAGCGGCCATCTGAGGTCACCATGCCCCTCCGCCCCATCGACTACTTCTTCGCCGCCGCCTTCGGCATCACCCTCGGCTGCCTGATCGCGGCCTTCATCTAAACCACAGGAGCCCACCCCGTGCAATACACCACCTACGGCCCCGGCGACAGCGCCACCTGGGGACCCTGCACCGACCCGCGTGACCCGCGCTGGGACGGCGACCGCGAGCCCAGCGACAGCCACCGCGCCGATGCGGCCGACGAACTGCTGGCCGATGCCTGGACCACGAGCGACTGGCTGGCCGCGAACATCACGCAACCCGAGTGCAGCATCACCGATGTGCGCGGCTTCGAGCACCTGGACATGAGCGAGGCCACGGTCGATCAACTCTGGACGCTGATGCTCACCGGCTCTGACGCGCAGTGCCTGCACGCTCGCATGGAGATGAAAGACCGCATCCTGCGCGACAACAAGCGGTGGATTGCCGACCGCGCGCTCGAGCTTATGGTCGAAGACACCGAAGACGACCCCTATTACGACGACCCACACCACTGGTACTGAAAGGACCGACATCATGATGGAATTCCAAATGCACAACGTGCGCAGCGTAATGCCGGGGCCGATAGAGGCTCAGGTCATTCCTTACTCCGGGCGCGTGTTCTTCATCCGCAAGCTCAAGATCACGGACGACAAGGGCGTCACCATGACGCTGCGCTTGTTCTCTGACAGCGCCGAGGGGCTGAAGATCGCGGAATTCTCGGAGGTGGCGGCATGAGCGCGCAGCACACACCGGGGCCGTGGAGGGCCAACAAGCCGACCCAATCCAATGGGCGGGCCGAGGTTCACGCCGGACCGATGCTTGTTGCCCAGGCGTTCAACTGGCTGCTCGATGCCGAAGGCGATGAGCAGTGCTGGGCAGACGCCCGCCTGATCGCCGCCGCGCCTGACCTGCTGGATGCGCTTTGCGCTTTGGTTTTGAACATTGACGCTGGAGCGCCGACTCTTGGTGCCATGAGAGATGCCCGTGCCGCCATCTCCAAAGCCACCGGAGAACCCGCATGACCACCATTACCGACACCCAGCGCACCGACGAATGGCACGCCGCCCGCGCCGGCAAGGTCACCGCCAGCCGCTTCAAGGACGTCCTGGCCCGCAACAAGCCCACGGCCGCGCAGGCCAAGGCCGGCGAACCGGGAAACCCGAGCGCCGAGCGCACGCGCTACCTCTGGCAGATCGTGACTGAGCGCCTGACGGGCCAGCCCGTGCAGATGCCCGACGCCGCGCCGCTGCGCTGGGGCCGCGAGAACGAAGACGCCGCCCGCGTGGCGTACCAGTTCACCACCTCGGCCAGGATCACAGAGACGGGATTCATCGCGCACCCGAAGCTGCCCATCGGCGCCTCGCCTGACGGCCTGGTGACGGACGAGACGGACCCCGATGGCGCGTTCGGGCTCATCGAAATCAAGTGCCCATGGAGTTCTCAGGTCCACCTCGAAACGTGGCTGAACGGCATGCCCGAGGATCACCAGGCGCAGATTCAGGGACAGATGTGGCTGACGGGCCGCGAGTGGTGCGACTTCGTATCGTTCGACCCGCGCATGCCCGCCGACCTGCAACTGTATGTCCAGCGCATCAAGGGTAACCCCGAGCTCCAGGCGCGCCTGGAGCGCGAGATCATCGCATTCAGCGCGGAGGCAGACGAGATCGTGGCCAAGCTGCGCGCCAAGGTGTCTTTCTAACCACAGTAATCACAGGAGTTCTGCATGACAACTGCACTCGTTCCCGTCGATCAAGTCGAGCGCATGGCCGTGGCCGTCGCCAAGTCCGGCTTGTTCGGCGTCAAGACCCCAGACCAGGCCATGGCCTTGATGCTCATCGCGCAGGCCGAGGGCTTGCACCCGGCCATCGCCGCCCGTGACTACCATGTCATCAACGGCAGGCCCACGCTCAAGGCCGACGCCATGCTGGCCCGCTTCCACTCGGCGGGCGGCAGCGTGCGCTGGGGCGAATACACCGACCGGCGCGTGGTCGGCACGTTCTCGCACCCGCAAGGCGGCAGCGTGGAGGTCGAGTGGACGCTGGACATGGCGACCTCTGCCGGCCTGACCAAAAACCCGACATGGAAGTCCTACCCGCGCCAGATGCTGCGCGCCCGGTGCGTTTCCGAGGGCATCCGCACCGTGTTCCCCGGCGTGGTGGTCGGCACCTACACGCCCGAGGAGGCCGAAGACGCCGGCCATGCGCCGGCACCCGTCCAGCGCGACATGGGGCCGGTGGTCGAGGTCGCAGACTTCGCCCAGATCATGCGCCAGATCGACGCCGCGCAGACCATCGACGCTCTGAACGATCTGCGGCCCGCAATTCGCACGCTGGACCGTGACGCCCGCGCGGAGGCCATGGACGCCGCCCAGGTTCGTGCCGGCCAGATTCGCGCAGCGCAGGCGCCTGTTGAGACGCTGGAGGCCAATGATGAGCCAATCTGAGCAGCAGGCGCCCGAGCGCCTTTTCCGCGTGGTCCCAGCCGGCGACCGCTGGCTTGTCGTGCGCCGCTTGGCTGGCCTGGACGGGTCGGCCGCCGTGGTGGCCGATTGCCTGACGCGCAGCAGCGCGGAGCGCGTGGCCGAGGACTTGAACGCGAGGGATGCATCATGACCCCCCTGCGCCCCCGCCAAGCCGAAACCCTGGCCATCGTCCAAGAGCGCCAGCCGGTTGCCATGGCCGATGTCGCGTACCGCTTGGGATGCGAAGCCGCCACGGCCAAAACCTACCTACACCAGCTCCACCGGGCCGGCCTGATCGTGCCGTCCAGCAGCAACCGCTGGGCACGCTGGCGCATCGCACCGCCACCACCGCCGCCCGAGCCTGACTCGGTAGCCCTGCAACGGGCCATCGAGCAAGCCCCCAGCATCTGGCATTACGCGCGCCGCGTTGGCGCCATCTCAGGAGTCCACCAATGATCCGCATCCCGAACCCCTTCCGAACCCCGAGCCCCGAGGAGTTGATCGCCCGCGAGTTGGACCAGGCCAGGCGCGGCCTGCTTGAGGCGCAGACCGGGCGTGATTACGCCGTGGCGATGGTTGCCTACCACGAGACGCGAATTGACCGACTGCGTGCCATGCTGGAGATGGCGGGAAATGAAGTATGAAAGAGCAGTACGAAGGACAGGGCCTTGAGCGCTTCGCCCGTACCATGGTGGCGCTGGCCGTGATCGGCGCGGTGTCGGTGCTGGGGTGGAGTCTGTATGTGCTGTGGAGGGCACTGACATGAGCGATTTGATTACCCTACCCCGCGCCACGGTGCAGCAGGCGCTGGAGGCGTTGGTAATTCTGTTGCACACGCCCACAGCCCGTAAACAGGCGTGGGACGCGGTGAACGCTGTCGTCAAGGCACTGGAACAGGAGCCTGTGAAGAGAGCCCAGCACGCACCTGAAGAACCCCGCAGCAAGTCCAGCAACCCGCCCGCCGTATACAAAGATGAAGGCACAGAAGCGTGGTACTACGCCAAGCCTCGATGATCACCAAGGAGCAAGACATGACTGAACTGATCACGTTGCCCCGCGCCCTCGTGCGGCAGGCGCTGGAGGCGCTGGAATTGGCCTACGCTGGCACACCCGCGATTACGGTCCACGGCAAAGCCATCACCGCCCTCAAGGCCGCGCTGGAGCAGCCGAAGCCCCCGCCCGAAGCTCAGACCGAGGCCGAGAAGATCGCCTACTGCGCGGGTTGGTGGGCGGCGATGGAGCAGAAGCGGGAGCAACAGGAGCCGGAGCAGGAGCCGGTGGTTTGGGGCGTTGATTGGGGCAGTCATGGCGATAGATCATGCTGCACGATCATCAAGCAGCACACCGATGGCACTCGGGAAGTGGTAGCGGTTGAGTACGCGCCGTCATACACCCACCCCACCCCACCCCGCCGCGAGTGGCGAGGGCTGACGGAGGAGGAAATACAGAGCGTGATCCAACTGGAAAGAGAGAAGCGTTTTCAGCGGAGGCCACCGCTGCCGCTGTCGATGACGGAACTCTCTCATGCTATCGAGGCCGCACTGAAGGAGAAGAACCATGAGTGACCTACGAACCGCCGCCCAGCAGGCGCTGGAGGCGTTGGAGACTGTATTCATGCCGCACCATCCAGCGGTAATCGCCCTCAAGGCTGCGCTGGAGCAGCCGGAGCAGACCTGTAACTGTCGGTGGGTTGGCGATGTCCAGACGCAGCAATGCACTCTGCATGAAGCGCACGTTGATGCGATCCACGAATGGGCCGAGCGGGCTAAGGCGGCAGAAGCAAAACTGGCCGCGCTGGAGCAGCCGGAGCAGGAGGAATACACGCTGGTGGCGTGGTTCAACGGAAAGCCGGTGTATTCCGCACCACCCCGCTGCTCCAACTGCGCGAGCCTGCACGCCCTGAACGGGGAACTGCTGGAGGCATTGCGCTTGATTGAGCGCCTTACCCGCGAGGCCGATGGCATTGCCATCAACGTCCGCGACATGCTGGGCGGCATTGCCCGCGCCGCTATCGCACGGGCGGAGGGGAAGGTATGACCACCATTCACTTCTGGAGCCCTATGCACGGGGCTTATGTCTACGCCACGGTGCCGGTTGAGGTGGCGTTTCGACTGGCGGGGTTGACATGACCCGCGACGACATCATCCGCGCAAGGGGGCAGGCATGAGCATCGTCACCCACGTCGCCGTCTTCTTCGCCCGCAACCCCGAAGAAGAGCTGACAACCCACGACGTCGACATCAAGTGGGGCGTGAAGCCCAACAACGTGGGCGCGTCACTGAAGTACGCTGAGCAAGCAGGATGGGTCACCCGCACCAAGCGCGCCGACCCGACCACGCGAACCAAGTTCCGGTGGGTCTACACCGCTGGCCCGCTGCTGCTACAGAACCCGCGCGGTGAGCGCGAGGCGGCTATTTCGTCACGCCCTTGAACTTCTCCACCGTGCGAAGCCCGCCAATCCCCAACATGCCGGTGATGACGACCCACAGCAGATCAAGGTTCAGCGTGGGTGGTGTGGGCCAGCCCTTGATAGCTGCCAGCCAAGCCAGCAGCGGCTGCAGGATCGTGGCGTAGATGAATCCTGCACCACCGGCCCACCCGAAAAACGGGCGCCAGCCGGCCACGAACACGCTGGCGTGACTGGCCTCTCGGGCGTTGATTTCAAGCTGTGCGATGGTCTGCTGCAGTTCACCCTGCGCGGCCATCCGCACAAGCTCCATCTCAGCGGCTTGCTTCTGCGCCGGGTCAGGCACAAACCGATCCAGCAGCGTCTTGCCGATCTCAAGGATCGGGCCGAGGATCAGCGGATTCACGTCATGTTTCCATCAAGTCAGCAATACGGCGAGCCCAACCGCGTGAGAAGGCCGGCCAGTTGGTCAGGCCGGTCATGAATCGCAACCTCTGCGCCAAGACGCGCAACCGCAGCGCGTTCATGTCCTGCGCATACGCCGCAGCCAACGTCTTGGGGCCGATGATGCCGTCAGCTTCCACACCCAGCGCCCGCTGCAGCCACAACGTGGCTTGACGCGGGCCCGAGTTCACGGCGCCATCGAAGACCGCGTAGCGGATGCCTGGCGGCAGATCGTCAGCGCGGATCGGCTTCCAGTACCGCTCAAGGTAGATCCGCTTGGCCAGATCCAGCGGCAACTCGCGCATGTCGCCCTTGTAGCCCACCTCGCGGGCCACTGCCTCGGTCACCCCGAAGCGGGTCTTGCCGCCCGGGTCTGCCGGGTGATCGCTGAAGTCACCTTCGTGCCCCAGCAACAACGCGAACGCAGTGTCGAAGTTCATTTTGCAGGCCAGTGGCTCACGACCCAAGACACGACGCCGCCAAACGCGGACGCGATGGTCATGCCCATCCAGAAGCCGCCCTTGCCCTTGTTGGCCAAGGCCAGCAACTCCTCAACGTTGCGCTCCATCTTATCGACCTTCTTGTCCATGTCCTGGACCTTCTGCCAAAGTACGCCGTACTTAACCAGATCAATGCCATCCTGTTGTTCCTGCAGCATCGTTTCTGTCTCCGTCATCAAATGCCTTCGCTAGGCATCATGTAGACTGCACAGTTGGGAAGCGAGTTCTGCGCGTGACGGCAGGAGCCTCAGTAGTCAAAGCACGAACGGCTTCTACCTCTTTTTCCCAAGGCGACCCATCTTCTGATTGAGGCTTGATCTTCTGCTGCAGAACAGCATCAAGATACTCATCAAGCAGCTTGATACCAGAGTCCTGCATAGACTCACGCAGCCATTGCTCTGCAATGGCTTCAGAGATTTCAAAATACTTGATGAATGTCGGATCATCTGGAGACTTTGGAGTCAAGACTTGCTCTCCCTGCGTCTCCACTCTGACTTTGCCATCATCGCTGTACTTTGATGCAGTCCACGCAATGGACTGCACAACACCAGTTTCAGAATGGCGCTTTAGGTTCTTGATTTGAAGGTTCATGATGTTTTCTCCTTTAGACTAGTGTTTTCAATGCGCTGGCAAAGATAATCCCATTAACTCCTGTCGCATTGTTAAAGTTGATTTTGTAACCAGCAGTGACCGTCACAGTCATGCCGGCAAAGGCTGTGATCGTGGTGACTGTTGTCGATGTACCTTGACGCACAATGATGTAGACGCCAGGACCACGTTGGAGATTAGTATCTTCCTCCAAGTAGCACGTCACAAGATGAAGCGACCTATCGGACAGCACATAGTCAAGTTCAAAACTAGAGCCAGAATTTGTGTATTGAAAACCATATCCGCTAAATGCTTTGTTGACAGCTTTGAGGTCTGTGAATGACCCGGCAGCAGGTGTCACGCTGCCGATGATATTACCATCGATCTTGCCGCTGGTAGCCCACACGGCTCCGAAGGTCTGTGTGCCAGCAATCAGGTTTTCACGGATAATGATTCGGCCAGCAGCAACGTCAGCGGCATCTGCAAGAATTGCAACAGCAATCCGGTTGTGGATTACATAGTTGGAGTTGTATGAAGCTGAGCCACCACCGAACACAATGTTGTAGACTGGTACTGTCGAATCAAAACGGTTTCCTTCGATAATAATATTTCGTGCGTTGTAAACTTGAATATCGGCAGTTTGCAGACCCAAGAAGTAATTGTCACGAATACGCCAGTTCCACTGGAATGTGCCGGCAGGGTCTCCAATTACGATGCCGCGAGTGCCAGTTCCTGATCCAGTGATGAATACGTTGTTGACAATTTCGACGAGGTTGGATATTTCAGAGCCTTGAACAGCTCCATTAATACCAATGGCATTATTTGCGCTGATTTCAAAATAGTTATTTTGAATGCTCATGCCGGTGTTTGCAGCGCCCGCAATATTGATGCCGTACACAGTGCCAAACGTATCGTTATCATTGAAGATAGTGTATATAGATTGAACAATGTGAAGCGAAGTTTGATATCCGTAAATTTGACATCCACGGATAAAAGCGCCTTCAGTAACAGGCCCCAGCAACTCAACACCTCGACGATTGGCAGTACCAGTTGGAAATCCTCCTTCGTAAGTGAAGTTGCAATCTGTGATGCGAATCACCATTGCATAATTTCCAAGCGATACGGCCATATTGCATCGGAACACTCGACACTCGTTTATGTGAGATTCCCATGTGGCATTCAAAATAAATGCCTGGTTGATGTCATAAATGCGCAGACGGTGGAAGTACAAACCGTCACGAGAATCATTACCAAACGTGCCGCCAGAAGGCAGGATGCTGACTACTGCAGCCCAGTTGCCGCTGCTTCCAGATGCTCCACGAATTGCAAAGTCGGCGTAGAACATGTCGCCACCGTCATACGAGCCTGAGTCAAAATTGAGGCCGTCACAGTTCAAGCACGACAGAGTCGTGACAGAGCCGCCTTCACCATAAATTGACACGCCATACGGCACCAGCAATGGGCTGGTCAGGCGATAGACGCCAGCCGGCAGATACAGTGCACCACCTCCAGCAATATCAAGTGCATCAATGGCGGCCTGCAGTTTTATGTTGACTGCCAGCAGCTCTGTTCCTGCCTTGACCCCAGCGATCTCGGCTGCAGACATAAAGTCAAAGGCGCTGACGATCTGTCTGGCTTTCTGCTGCATGTTGGTCAGCACAGCGCCAGTACCGGCAGCAAGGAATGTAACTTCAGTGCCATCAACACCACCGACCACCACATCCGACAGCCGCTCCGTAGCAGCAGGCGCCGAGTACACCACGCTGCCATTGCGGTTTTGCACCTGGATCGAGTAGTCGGAATTGACGTACAGCCGAGCCGGCGTGCCAGCGTTGACCGGGTAGCCGCCGATGGTACGAATCGGCTGCACTGCGGCCAGCGTCAGCGCCGCGTCCCAGTAGACGTTGATGGGGTTGCCGATGGGCGCAAGATTGGCCACACCGATGAAGATGTACCCGGCTTCGAGCGGCTGGCCGTCGATGTCGGTGAAGATGGGGAACGTGGGCTGGATGGAGAGAGCGGTCATGGTTGGGGCTCCTGGGGTGATCAGTCAGATGTTACTTGACCGCGCAGGGCGGCCTCAATGCGGGCGCGTGTCTTGCGGTTGCGCACATATTTGCTGGCCTCGCGCAGTGCGGTGACAGCTGGTGCAGGCATGCCAGTGAAGGCTGCCGTGCCGATGGTGTCCATCGCAATCATCAGTGCGCTGGCCGTGTTGCTGGTGTTGATGGCACCAGGTGGCGCGGTGTAGATGTCGGTGGCAATGTCGGCCAGATCGCGCAGCACCTGAGCCTGGCGCTTGCCATAGAGCGCCTCGAGCTTGCCGTCCTGGTCGAAGGAGCGCACTGTGCGCTGCAGCTTGTCTGGCGAGAGCAGAGGGTTCCCTGACGCATCGCGCTGCGAAGGGCTCAGGCTCGCGTCCTTGATGAACCGGATGCCGCCAGCCTTTAGGTCGGCCCAGGCTTGTTGACCTTCGGGGCCAGCTCGCAAGAGCGTGCTGCGCAGCTTGTTCATTTCCTCAACGGGCGACGAAATGACCACCTTGTCGAAAACATCCCCGAACGCCACCTGGCGCTCGTCGGTGCCGCGCTTGGTGCCCAGCAGCTTGGCCGTGAGGCCCACGTTTTCGAACTCGTTAGCGAATCGCTCGCGCAGTTTGCGGGCGGCGCGGTAGGCCTCGCCACCTGCGCCTTCGGTGGCCGCGTCAATGGATGCGTTGATCTTGCGGGAAACCAGGGCCTCGCGCCGGTCCGTCCAGTCGGTGTTTGCGTTGACGAACTGGCGCAGCGTCTCGCTCGTTTTCAGGTCCACCGTCTGCGGGATGAGGTTGCCGTTTTCATCCGGCACCAAAGCACCAAGGCGCACGGCTTCACGGCGCACGGCTGGGATGGTAGGCACCAGACCCTCAAGGGCCTGCAGTTCAGACAACTGAGCCGCCAGCGGGGTCAATTCGACGGGGGCCTGTAGTGCGCCTTCGGCCTCGGCCTTTTCATAGGCATCGCGCACCCTGCGCCGCTGCACCTCCACGCGATTCACCAGCGCACGGTCCACGCCCATGCCCATGGCACGCGGATCTGCGGCCACCGGATTCGGCATGTCAATCAGCGCGTCGAAGTTGCGGATTGTGTTGGCAGTCATATTTTCGCTGCGCTCGCGCAACGGAGCGCCAACTTCAGGCAGCTTTGCCGCTTCTTTCTCAAACTGCAGTTGAGCATAATTGCGCGTCAACATCCCAGCCGTGGGGGCTGATGGTCCGGTATATGGAACAGGCATCATTGCAAACCGCGCTGCACGCTCGGCAGCCATCGGAACACCTGCGGCACCCGCAGAACCCCGTTGCAGAGCGGACGCTGTGCGGCCCACCGCGTCCATGTCAGCCTGTTCTGGAGGCAACACCCCCACAGCCCTGCCAGCAGCACGAACACCCCGAGCTGGGGCCGTGGCGACGCTCATCGCAACAGGCGCCGCTGCCGCCGCAGCACGCTGGGCCGTGGCCTGCACAATCGGCGCGGCCTGCCCTGCGGCTTGCAGCACAGCACCAGGCGCGGCCACCACGGGCAACACGGGCGGGATGACCTGGGCGGCTTCGCCCACGGTGCCCAGCATCTCGCGGCCTGCACGGGTGCGCGGCGCGTAGGTGAACCGGCCCGCCTGCTCGGTGGCGGCGCGCTCAATCTCGCCTGCGGCTTGCTGGGTGCCGAACTGGCCCGACAGGATGGCCCGCGCCAGCCCTGCGCCCGTGCCCTGGATCATGCCCAGCGGTGCGCCCACAGCGCCCGTCAGCAGCGACAGCGCGGTTTCGCCAGCGCCCACGATGCGCTCGCCGATGGTGGGCTCCGGGCCTGTTTCTGCGGGCCTGACTGCGGGCGGGGCGACGAACTGCTGCGGCTGGGCCGCCTGCGGGACTCCTGGCGCTTGTGCGCGGCCTTCCTCCTGCTTGGCCTGCTCGTAAGCCTGCACCACAGTTTCGAAGTCCCGCGTGCCACGCTTGGCACGGTTCTGGACAATCCAGGCAGCGTACTCGTCAGCCGTAGCCATTTCAGCGGCCTCCGCGAATGATCAGATCGGCCTGTGAGCGAATGTCTGTCGTGGCTGGCGGGACACCCGGCATGGCGCCTCCTATAGAGGTTGGAGCGCCGACACGCGGGATGGCCGGCGCAACCTGTCCAGGCCGCACGGGAGCGCCAGGAATGGCCGCTGCGGGTTGCGTAGGAGCACCACCGGCGCCCGCTGCGTAGCGGTTGTTGATCTCCTGCGCAATGCGGGTTGACATATCCACCCACGTTTCGCCAGCCTTGGCCGCGAAGTCGCCAGCAGGGAATACCGACGACGCACGGCCCAGCGAGCCGCGATTGTTGGCCAGCCAGTCCACGCGGGCGTTTTCAGTGGCCGCCGTGATGTCCTGCAGTTTGGCCATGCCGCGCAGGAATGAAGACATCGTATTGGCATCTGCAGTGGCCGCAGGGAATCCCTCCAGCACCAGCGCAATGTCCTTGTCTGTGGCCGGCCCAGGCGGGAGCGACTGCACCGCTGCGCTGTTGCGCAGACGCGTGAACTCCTGCCGCAGCTGGGTCACGTAGTCCTGATTGCCTGTTGCGCCTCGGAACCATTCATTGGCGCGGGACAACACGCCAAAGCCACCACCGGCCTCCTGCAACCGTGTTGCCAGCGAGTTGAACTGCGCCGCCTGCTGCTTGGCCGTCCCTGCCGCCACCGCCGCCGTATTGATGTCCTTCTTGGCCTGCTCTGGTAGGCTGGTGGCAATCTCACCGATCCTGGCCAGCGTTAGTTGAACGTCAGCGGCGGTTTTCTGCCGATCAAGGCCGAGACGCGCAGAATCCACGTTGATGCGGTTCTGTGCAGCCTTGATGTTCCAGTTCTTTTCGTTCAGGCCTGCCTGGTTCAGCGCCTCTGCAAACCTGGCATCAGTCGCCGCCTTGATGGCATCGCTCTGGGCCTTGGTGAGCCCAGCCTGCGCCAGCGCGGGAGCATACTGCGCATCGACACCGGCCTTGATGGCAGCTGCTACGGCTGCGTCGGCATCAGCCGTTGCCTTTGTCAGCCCTGGCCCAAACAGAGCCGCCTCGCGCTTCTGTGTCTGCACCTTGCCAACAGACTCGACTACCTTGTCGCCACCAGGCAGCGCCGCAAGCATCACACCAATGGTGGTTTGCGCCGACTTAGGGTCGACCTCTGCAAGCCGAGCCCATGTGTCATAGGCCTGTGCCTGATCGGCGCGGCCTGAATTGCGCTCGGCTTCTGCGCGTTGCTTTAGCAGCGTGATGCCGAGGTCCGCTGCACCAGTCTGGAATGCTGACAGCACCTGGCCGCCAAACTGCAGGCCACTCTCCTGCTGCGACTTGTTGAGCGTTTCCCAGTTCGCACGCAGGCTTGCTGCCTCCTTCTCAGGAAGCAGCATGGCCACATCGGTGAAGTCTCGCGCCGTCGGGTTCGTTTTTGCCATCAGGCCAGTCATCGCTTGGCTGACCTGCTGCTGGCGTGCCATGGCCGCCTGTTGCGCTGCCAGTTCACTCTGCTGCTTCTGGCGCCGCGCCTCAACGTCCTGCATCGTGGCGCCCAACTTGAGCCCCTGCATCAGGCCACCAAGTGGGCCACCATGCTGCCCAAAGGCGCTGGTGTAGTCGAAGGGTGCAACCATAATGATTCCTTAGCCCGGAAAGCCGACGCCGCCCTCGATCATGCCGCTCGGGATTCCACCCGTGGCCGGTGCAGCAGCCGATGTTCCACCGAACAGATTGCCGAACATGTTGCGGCCGGTGGCCATCTGGTAGCCAGCCAACTGCCCCGGCAACTGCGCAAACTGCACGAACGGTGCAGCACGCCCCAGCGCACCGCCGGCCTGGGCTGCGCCTTGCTGGCCCAGCAGATTGGACACGTTTGCGCCCATTGTGCCGGCCGCCGACGCCTGATTGGCCGCTGATGCCTGGCCGCCACGGTAGAGTTGCTCGGTCACACCCAGCCCGGTGCCGGCAAAACCGCCGAGGCGACCATATTGCTGCTCGATGGCCTGCTGCAGCATCTGCGGCCGGAACTGAGCCAGAGCCGCCTGGATGTTGCCGCCACGCAGGCCGCCCGTGGCCGATGCGCGCTGCAGCATCGCCTCTTCGCCCTGCCGAATCTGGGCCTGGAGAAACGGACTCTGCTCGATCTGTGCAATGGCCGCCTGCTGTGCCTCTGGGCCGCGCAAGCCCGCCAGGGCCTGCTGCTGCTCGAATGCCTGAGCGCCGGCCTCTTGGAAGGGCTGGAAGCCGCTGATGGCCTGCTGCCCGGCGCCCACATAGGGCGACAATAGCTTCTGGATCTCGTCGAACTGCCGCCGCTGCTCTTCGATGCCCATCTCGGCGGCACGCTCCTGTGCGCCTGCCGCTTTGCCAGCGGCGCGAGATTGCATGGCGCCGCCAAGGAGCTGAGAACCTGCCGCAATCAGGCCGGTGACTGGATCAGGCATCGCTGCCTCCTTTGTTGAACTCGGTCAGGTATGCGTCAAGCTTCTCGCCGTACATGCCCAACACCTTGTGAGCCACTGACGCAGCAGCCGCTGGGCCGTGGCTCAGGCGCACAGCGGCCAGCACCAGCTCGTAGTACCCGGCTCGCCAGACGTAGGACTGAGCCGATGCGCCGCCCTCGCGCTCCACGCGGTCAGAGGCTTGCCACTTCAGCACCATCGAGCCCAGCAGCGTCGACAACTCGGCCGCGTGCTGCGAGAAAAAAGAGTTCTGGGGCATGGCCACCAGCGTGTTCCAGATCAAGGCGTCGAGCACCTCGCGCTTAACAGGATCGCCATCAGCGTAGTCGTCGAACGCCTGGATGGACTCCCATAGCATCAGCAACCACTCAGCGGCTGCCGCTGGCAGCATGAGCGAGTCGAAGTGCGTGCGCAGGCTATAGGTCATGGCGTCCTCAGAGGCCGCCGGTAGCCATGAACTCGGCACGCGCATTCTATGCCTTCCCGCTCATGGGTCAATCTTCCTCTTCTTCGCGCTCTTCCCAAGCCTGGCAGGCGCGCAGGTCGTGGCAGACGAATTCGAGCTTCTCGCAGTAACCACGGAAGCCCGCGCCGACGTCCCAATCATTCCAGGGGATGCGGTCCATCTTGAGCTGCGCGTCCTCGCTGTTGTCGTAGTACTCGCAGTTCGAGCACCGCCTGCGCCGCGCCTCGGCCTCGTTGACGTGCATGGCCTTGCCAAGCGCCACCCAGTAGACCTTGTTCGCGCCGCGCTCGTTGCTGGGCTTTTCAGGCCCGAGCATCCAGTCGCGGATGGCGATGCGCGTGTTTTCGCGGTTCTCGCTGGTGGTGATGAACGGCTCCTCGTCGGGGATGCCGCCGAAGATCATCATCTTGGGTGCCTTGGCGTAGTCCATCAGGTGATCTCCCTGCCGCTGACGCGCAACGTCAGCGCCGTGGCGTTGCTTGCGATGGTGCTGATGAAACTGCCGCTCTCCAGCGCCTGGCCCACCAGTTCCTGGCACAAATAGGTCTCACCCGGCACCACGGTGCGGTCGTCGATGACGAGGTTTGCATTGCCGGCCGATCCGCCCGAGGTGACGAGGTTCACGCTGAACGTGCGGTTCACCGTGTCCGTGTTCGTCACCGTGGCTTTGTCGATGATGGCCTTCACGGAAGTTGCGGTGTACTGCGTGGTTTGCGTGGCCTCCATCTGCTTGGGAGGAACGAGGACTTTGACGGTGACGGTCATTGGAACCCCTGGATGTTGTTGGACACGGTGACGATGATAGATGGGATGCCGGGATGCGGAGCAGCGGCGGGCACAGCCAGCAGTTCCACCGACAGGTCGCTCACCGAAAACATGATCTCGACGTAATCGCCGGCCTTGAGGCTGAAAAAGTAGTTCAGGGCCGAGAAAATCTCGGCGTTGTTGCCCTGTATTCTGATCTGACTGGCAGAGTCAGTGACGTCCACACCATTCTTGCGAAACCAGATGTAGAACTCGGCAGTTCCGCCACTCGTCTTGTCAAGTTGGATGGACAGTTGCAGGTTGTAAATGCCGTCCGTATCCACGTTGATGCGCGACTGCGGGGAACCGCTCAGGAACACGCCGGATGACAGGTCCGTGGTGTTCAGCGTTACCTCGGTGGCCGTGTTGATCACCAGCGCCGTTTGCGTGGCAGTGCTGTAAAACGAGCCATACCGAGAGCGCTTGAACTCACGCTCGGGCGGCGCCGTGGCCAGCAACTCAACCAGTCCGCTCAACTGCGATATAGCATCCAGCGCCTGCTGCGCCTTGGTGTCAGCCTGGAACGCCACATCCTGCGCCAGCGTGGCCACAGCATCGAGAGCCTCAATGGCTTTCTGGTTGGCGGAGCTTGAATTGACCGATGCCTCTTGTTCAACCTGTGCGATCAGGTTGAGTGCTTCTATAGCCTTCTGATCCGCCGTCGTGCTCTGAATGGCCGCATCCTGCGCCAGCGTGGCCACAGCATCGAGAGCCTCAACGGCCTTCTGATCTGCATTGCCGGCCGTGATCGCGATGTCATTCAGCGTCGTTGGCCGCAGTTCGTCTACCAGAGCAAACAGCCGCTCAAACTGCCTGATCTGCTCATGATCCTGCAGAAACGACGCGAGTTGGTCCCGCGTGAGGTTCAGGCGTGACGAGGTGGCCATGTCAGTACATCGTCGGCTCTAGCCGCGCCTCAAGGCGGATGAACGACAGATGCGCGTCAGAGTCGCCACGGAACCGCTGCATGCGGAAGTTGCGCATCGCGCCCTGTCGGAACCAGACCAGGCGCTTGGTGGTGGCGCCCGTGGTGCCCACCGTGATGAACTTGTCCTGGCTCCAGGCTTGCCCGTCGAGGCTGTACGAGGTGCTGATCTGCGGGTTGACGCCGACCGCCACGCGGCCCGTGAGAGAGACGAGTTCGATGTCGTGGAAGATTACGCTCTTCGACTCGTTGTAGACGATGGCTGTCCCGAACTCCCAGCGCACCGTCTGGCCCCAGTGCTGGCCGGTCAGGCCCGTCAAGTAGCCAATGGCGCTTGACTGCGGGTCGCCCACCAGCCATCGGTTGTAGGCCCAGACCAGATTGCGCGCACGGTACTGTGCAAAGCCCACCGTAGTGGTGGTCAGCGTGAACCAGATGAACTGCTTGACGGCCTCGCTGGCTGACGCATCGAAGACCAGCGTGCGGTCCGGCAGATGCACATACAGGTGCTGGTGCGCCTTGTCGTTGCGGGCCTCAAGCTTGACCTGCGCCAGTTGCGCGTCGGTGTAGGTCGCCAGGATGCGGTCGACCTCATCGGTGCTGATCTTGGTGGCCGTGGCGTTGGAGCCCAGGTAGATGCCAGGCTCCTCGTTGCGGCCACTACCGAGGAACGCGATCTGCTCCTGGAAGACGCAGCACGCAAAGGTGCCAATGGCGCCCTTCTGAATCTGAGCGCCGTCAATGCGCTGGAACGGGAACAGGTCGCCGCCCACGTTGTCGAACACCTCAATGGTGTGCGTGTTGATCGCGTAGACCTCGTTGCGCAGCTTGACCAGCGCCACCACAGGGTCGGGGTCGGCCTCGCTGGAGCCATACTTCAGCGGGTTCACGGCAAACGGGTTCGACAACTCCGTGACCACCAGGAACTCGCCGTCAGTGGTCATCCAGTAGCCATCGACCCAGCACATATCGACCACCGTGCCGAGATCGGGATCCACGTTCTGCGCCAGCACGCTTGTGGTCGGATTCCAGAACCAGAGATTCCCAGCGGACGCGATGCCCAGCAGATCGAAGCTGTAGTCCAGCGTCACCAACTGGCCGTCGGTGCCCACATCACCCAGGATGGTCACAACACCATTGCTTGCTACTGTCACTAACTTGCTGCCCATCACGCGGTAGACGATGCCATTCCACTCAATGCCGCCACGGTCGATGCCCGGCCCGGTGCCGTTGGCCACGATGCCATCACCAGGCCGCAGGAAGGAATCGCTGATGCCAGACGGCACGGGCGTCGGCACCATGTTCACCGGGTACGAGGTCCGAATGTCCGGCCCGTTGTCGGTGTAGATGCCGCTCAGGATGGGGATTTGCATGTCAGCAGTTCCAGGCCTTCAGCGCCAGCGCCTTGCGGGTAGGCTTGCCCTTCTCGTCCTTCATCGGCCCAGGCATGCCACCCATGCGAGCGCAGAACGACTTGCGCCGCGCCGCGTCTTTCTCGTTCTTGGGGTTGGGTGCCGGCGGCTTCAGATTCATGCCCTGCGCCTTCGCAGACGCCCGCCCCTTGGCGTTCAAGCCACCCTTGGGGTTCTGGCCCTCCTTGCGGGTCCAGGCGGGCGACTTGGCCATATCAACGCAGGCCCCGGCCAGAGATGATGTGGATAGACCCGCCACCAGCCGGCGCGATGTACGCCACCGTGCGCTCGGTCTTGCCCTTGCTGAGGCTGACCTGCGCGCTAGGCGGCAGCGGGAAATCGGCCGTGGTGGCCGTCTGCGTGCCCTCGCCCACGCGCACGTAGGTCAGCACGGTGGTGCTCAGGTTCGTGATGACCACGCCCTCGTCGGCCGTCGTAAGTGTGCTGGATGCAGAGGCCACGCCAGGCGAGACGACAAGGCCCGTGCCGTAGGCTGGGCAGAAACTTTCAATGGTGGACGACATGATGATCCTCAGTAGGTCAGGCGATGCGATACCAGGAGTTCGTGGCCTGGTAGAACCTCATGCGGAAGAAATCCTCTGCCGCCAGCGTGGTGGGGTCACCGAACCCAGCCGCCGCGCCGTTGAGCGCCAGCGTGAACGCTGTGATTTGCTGCGTGGTGGTGATGAGAACCTCGGTGCCATCGGGCGTCAGGGTGTTCAGCGGCAGGGTCACGGTGCCGGTGGCCAGCGTGCCAGCAGGCTGGATGACGGCCCACTGCGCCTGCGCTACAGGCGTGGGCAGCGCGATGTTGAACCCGGTGCCCGGCGTGTAGAGGTTCGTTGCCACCGTGGGCGCGGCGAACTGCTGCTGGAAGTAGGCCAGCAGCGCCGACATCGGCAAGCGGCGAGCGTCGCCCGTGTTCGGTGCGTAGACCGCCAGTTGGTCACCGGGTGATGCCTGCGACAGCAGCGGCAGTTGATAGATGAGTGCCATGTGTGCCTCGTTGCGCGATGCGCGTCAGTTGAGTTCGAGCGGGCCGTCAGGGCCGACTTGCACCGGATCGACGGGCGGCCGAACGAACGGATTGTCGTACACGCGCCAGGGCTTGTTGCCAGCACCCGACGGCATCGTGCTGGGCATCTGCTGTTCCAGCGGGAACGTGGCGCGCTGCAGCAGCGTGTCATAGCCCTGCTTGGCGGTGGCCATCGTCATCGGCATGACCTGCTTGCCATAGCTCGGCGCTAGGCGGATGCCCAGACTGCAGATGATCGCCTCGTAGGCCGAATCTGGCACAAAGGTCTCCTCGTCAATGCTGCCGTCCTGCGGGCTCGACGGGATCGGGTAGCCGAGGCGGATGCCCTTGCCGTTCCAGTCGGCAATCATGGCGTCCAGGCGGCGACGAGCAGACTCCAGTTGATCGGGCTGCAGGTCGAAGGTGTACGCGGCTAGGCCGATCTCCTCGAACGCCGCGAGGATGAATTGCCGCTTGGTGTAGCCCATCTGTTGCTCCGTCAAGCCGCGAGGATAAAGGTCGGGTTCATGGCCGCGCTGATCTTGGCCATCAGCGTGGCATCAGACCAGCGCTTGTCGGGCTTGATGCCCAGGATCTCGGCCTGCTGCAGCATCTCGGCGCGGGTTGCCGGTGCGTCATCGGCAGGCGGTGCCGCGGGCTCCTCGACCTCCACCGCAGTTGCCGGGATGGCGTCTTCTGCCAGCCTGGCTTTCAGCCGCGCCAGCAGCTTGGACGCAGACACATTGCGGGCCTGCGTGCTGGTCAGCCCGTGCGTGAATGCCCGCTCGCCGCATGCCGCGATGGCGGTGCGAACGTCGGCGTAGTAGCCCTGCGCGAGCATCTCGGACAGCTCGGCATCGCTGTTCACCGAAGCAAAGCGATACGCCCCACCAGACGAGTGTCGCTGCGGCCCAGGGCTGCGGAAGACAAAGGTCGGGAATGTGGGCATGGTCACTTCTTCTTTGCGGTCTTGGCTGCGGCGCGGAAAGCAGCCGCAGTCGGCGCGCCTTTGGCTCCGGGCTTGCGCATGCGCTCCTTGGAACCAGCCTCGATTCTCTCGCGTTTTGCCGCGATGTTGGCGTACAGGCCAGGCGGCTTGGCTTTCATTTCTTTGCCTTCGCTGGTGCCTTGCTCGGCTTGCCAGCCTTCTTGGCAGCGGTGCGTGCGGTGTTCAATGCCACGGCCACGGCCTGCTTCTGCGGCATGCCGGCCTTCATCTCCTTGGAGATGTTCTTCGACACGCTGGCCTTCGAGTAACCCTTGGTCAACGGCATGATGTGCTCCAGATGTGAAAACGCGGGCGGCAGCTTGTCACCACCGCTCGCGCTGCACTTGCTCGCCTTCGGTATTAGATGCGATAGGTGGCGAAGGTGTTGGTCGCCGTCTTGTAGGTGCGGAACTGAGCGCTGGTGCTCACGGCAACGATGGCGGCGCCGTTGATGTTGTTGCCAGACGCAGCGTTGGTGATCGTCACGGTGTTGGCGCCAGTCGAAAGATTGACCAGAGCCCAGTCGAAGAAATCACCCACATCAAATTGGGCAGCCAGTTCCATGTCAGCACCGTTCGGCAGCAGCACGGCGATGGTCGCGCCAGTTGCCTGAGTGGTGGTGATGATGCCAGACATCACCTTTGCAGTCGTCAGCGTTGCGGCCGAGTTCTGCGTGGTGGGGGTGCCTTGGTAGTTCGAACCGAACACCACCGGAGCGACGCCGATCTGATACTCCACCGAAGCCGCGCCAGCATTGATGATGAGCGTGGTTTCTGCGGTGTACGGACCGAGCAGCTTGTAGCCGGTGAACGTGCTTTCCAGATCGTTCTGCTCCGGGTAGTTCGGGAACCCGACAACCTTGAAGACCTGGGTCTGGGTGATGCTCTGAAGAGCGATGCTTTCGTTCGCGGGAACGATGACTTCTGCGGTTCCCTGCAGCGCGATGACTGAATTGGACATGATGGAAAACTCCTTGGATTGCTGTTGCGAATCGGGCCGGTATTACCCGGCCCGGTGCGTCATCAGGGGGTCTGCCCGAAGAGCAGGATGCCGCTCATCTCGGGCTGCTTGTTCACTACGCCGAACAGGCAGTCGAGGCGGTACTTGGTCTTCATGGTGTTGACGTCGTACTGCTTCTGCATTACCAGCTCAATGCCCTGGTCGGTGGAGGCGCGCATGACTGCGGCACCAGCGTCAGCAGGCACTGCGTAGCGTCCCGGCAGGAGTTCCAGCGCGTCCTTCTGCCAGAAGCAGTTGATCGGAGCGGCATCCACGTTCAGACGGTCCACCGTGGCGGCGGCGCTGGTCGTGACGATGACGTTCTGGTACTGCAACTCGGCGTCCGTGCCACCCTGAGCCGAGATGATCGGCGGGGTGATAACCGAGGTGGTTGCGGTCAGGCGCTGGACGATCCGGAAGGTCTTGAGTTCACCAGTGGACTGCTTGGTGATGTGATGCACCGCAACCACGCCGTCGATGGTAATCGCATCGCCTGCGGCCAGTTCCGTTGTAACGGACGAATGGGTGATCGTCTGGAAACGGTTGTCCACGTTGGCAGACTCGCCAGTGGCGGCCACGCTGGTGGCCACCGGCACCCAGTAGTTGCCGGCTGCGGCCTGGGTGTCAATCGTGGGATCTGTACCACCGGCTGCGCGGATGCGGTTGGCGTAGTCGAACTTGTAGGTCTGGAAACCAGCCACAGTGCCGACGAAGCCGCGACGATATGCCTCGTCGCTGATCTGGTTACCGAACGAGCGCGTCGCCACGGCCAGATTGCCGGCCATGCCGTTGTAGTCGCGGCTCGACAGCGCCAGGTAGCGGTCGAACATCTGCACGCCCTGCTCGTTCATGATCGTGTCGCACGCGGCCACGTCATCGTAGCTGCCGGCCGAGGCCGTGGTGCGGACCACCAGCGAACCCAGGCTTGCGGCGACGTTCATGACGGCGAGGTTGACGTCAGAGGCCAGCTTCTGCTTGGCGGCGTCGCCGAGGCGGCCTTCCTGCAGAGCATCGCGCAACTCCAGTGCGTCCATGATCCACGGCACCGACTTCTGGAAGCCCAGAGTCGAGGGGACGGACAACTGCGTGAACTCGGTGAAGTTCAGCGTCTGATCCATGCCGTTGTAGGACTGCGCGATGTAGGGCTGCGGGCGCCAGATCACGTTGTTGGTGCGCTCCATCATCGTGCCGTCGGTACGGTACACGGAGACGTTGCGAGACAGCACAAGCGCGTCGTTGAAGCCTTCGAGGATGTCCTCGAACGCTACGCGCTCTTCCTTGGAAAAACTGTTGGCCATTTGTGGCTCCTCAAAATGGATGAGTGACTTGGTACGGCTTGCGCCGCGCTTTGCTACTCACCCATTCAGAGCCGGGCGGCCGCTCGTGTCTTGTGCGCTGCCCGTGAGGTGGGCGAGACCAGATGGGCCGAATGTACCACGAACACCCGGCCCGGTGTCAATCAGCGGCGCGCAGACTGCTTTTCTCGCTGCTGGCGGCGATAGGCGATGACCTTCGTCATGTCGCCCGTGCGCTCTGCGTCAACGCGCAGGCGTTCAAGCACGCTGTCAGTCGTGCCAGAGATCGGCGCGTTGCCGACCGGAATGCCACGCTCTGGAGCTGGCGGCTTGCGGGTAGAGGTGACTTTCAACTGTGACTCCAGTTTTGCGATGGCGAAGGCGAACTTCACCGGGTCAGTGATGGCGGCCAGTTCCTTGGCCTTCTTGGGGTTCTTGCCCAGCGCGTAGACCACCAGCGCCGGGTTCTCGGCGCCCTGCAGCACCACGCCCTGCTGCACCACGTTCAGCGTCTCCTGCACCGTGGACTCGGCGTCGTCGTAGTCGCGCACCTTGAGATCGGTCTTGGCCTTGGCGTAGCCATCGAGCTTGGCCTGCCAGGTGCGCTGTTGCTCCTCGACCTGCTGCTGCTGCTGGCGCTTGGCGACCTCTACGGCGTCCTTCTGCTTGTACCAGGACTCAAGCGCCGCCTCGTAACGGTCGGTATCGTAGTCGTGGTCTTCGAGCTTCGGCTTCGAGCCGAGCGCCGGAATGGCCGCGCTCTGGGTCTGGGTTGTCTGCTGCTCGCGGACCTCGTACTCGCGCACCTTGCGCTGCAGCTCGCGGTGAGACCGTCGCAGGTCGCGCACCCACTCTGGTGCCCTCTCGGCCTCTGGCTCAGGCTCTGTCAGCGTCTGGCCGCCAAGCGTGATCTTCAGTTCCTGTTCGCCTTCGGCGTCTTCCGCTAGTTCTGGCGTCTCTGGCTCTGCTGCCCGCGTATCCTGGGCCTCCAGTTCGTCGAGCGCAGGTGTCTCGCTGGAGCCGTCAGGCTGGGTGACTTCAATCTCTACTGGCATGGTTCTCTTTCACACTCGCACGTTTTCGGCCGTGCGGTTGCCGTTGCCGGAATGTCCGACTTAATCGTCTAGCACTGCCAGCGCTAGGATCATTGCAATCTGTGCATCACGCTCGTCAATGATAATTTGCGCCAGTTTCATGTGCGCCTCAATCGAATCTCGCGCTAGATCGTCAGCGTACGAGAATCGACCGAGGTCAATTTCGATGCGTTCTTGCTGCAGCACCAAGAACTGGCGCTTCGGCTCGGCTTGCGGCTTGGTTTTCGGTGCAGGCTTACGAATGGCGGCCTGCGCCCGAGCATCTGCCGCAGCCTTCTCGGCCTGCAGTGTGGCCAGATACTCCTGAGCCACCCAAGGGTTGTCGAATATCCTGCCTTCAACCACCCACAACGGGCGCGTCTGCTTGGACTTGCCAGACTTGCCGCCACCGCCCTGCACCTCGACAGGAGGAACCTGCTGGCCACCGAACAGCAGGCCTGCGAACAGCGCACCGCCGAGAAGCCGGTTTCTAAGTAGCATCGATGATCGGCGTGCCGTTGCCCTGCGCGTCGGGGCTGAACGTGATGCGCGGCGTGGTGCCGTCCTGCGCCAGGTATTCCTCGGTCGCCGAGCCGAGCCCAGATCGAGCGCCGGCCAGCGCCGCCAGAAGCACGCGCATGATCTCCTCGGCCGTCAGCGTCTCAAGCGGTGTAGACCACACCTCAGCGGCAATCGTGGCCGGACTGGCGCCGCCGCCCGCGCTGTTCAGCAGCTCTCCCATCGTGCCAGGCGCGTTGTAGGCGCTGGCGAGGGATTCCCACACCGCCGCTGACAGGGACTGCGGGCTCAGCTCGGTGAATGGCGTGATGTCGCCCGACAGGTTGCCCGTGGCCCTGACCGTGGCGCTGTTTGAGAACTGCACGAGCGCAGCGCCCACGGCATCGACGATGGCGCCGAGCGTGGCGTTGTTGACCGTGAACGAGAAGGACGTGCTGCCAGATGCGGACAGGGCACCAGCCAAGTTGGCCGCAAGGTTGAACGTGATCGACGTGGAGCCGACCGCCGAGACGATCAGTTGCCCGTCTGCCGGGTTGACAGTAATCGTGACCGTCGAGTCGCCGCTGATGTTGACGCCCGCCGCAAGATTTAGCAGCCCCGGCGTGACCGTCACCACCAGATTGGTGAACGACGACATCGCCCCCGGCTTGTACGGCAGCACCCACGACGATGGAGCCAAGTGCCCGCTAGGGATGCCCGCCAGCTTGGACGGGATGCCCTCGCCCACGGACTGGTTCATGCGGTCGCCACGCCCCCACATGGAACGGAAAGTTCCCGGCGAGCCGCCGATCTGGCGCAACGGAAGCTGCGCCAGGAGCGTGGTGTTTGTCTTGAGAGCCATGAGCCCGATCAGCCCCAGCCGACCTCGACCGCGCCGTAGAAGTTGGTGGACGCCGCCGTGGCCGCACCCGCGAAGTAGAGCCACGTGAGACAGGCACCGTCCATCACCCGAGGAAGGCTCGGCAGTTGGTTGAGCAGATCCCGCTCGGCAGCGACGGACACGGTAGTCAGTGGCAGCGTCAGCAAAGGCCGCGCAAGGCACAGCGCACCGGTGCCGGTGTTGGCGGCAGAGAACGTAACCGTCGCCACCGTGGACACGCCCGTGTCACCCGATGCCAGGGGCAGGAATGGGCCGTAGTTGTTCGCTGCGGTGCCTGAGTGAGAGATGTGCCCCACGATGCCGGAAGCCGTCATGGAAACCGTGACCGGCAGCGCCCTGCCTGCTGTTGGCGTGGTGTTGCTGTAGCTGAGCGCGATGTTCTGCGCCGTGGCGCCCGCTGCGGCGGTCTGCGCCCAGAACAACCGGCACCCGGCCCCGTTGGCGTAGCGCAGGCTGGGCGTGCCCGTAAGGGTTTGTGCCGTGGCCGAGTTGTTCGTGATACCGGGCCAGTAGCCCTGCAAGTCCACCAGCATCAACTGCGCCGGAACGCCTGTCGCCACAGAAGTGAGCGCCGCGACGTTCAGAACGTGCTTGGTGTCTGGGCTGACATTCCCGCCATGCGGCAGGCCGAAGATCTGCGTGCCGTTGCCGGTGGTTTCGTCGCAGGTTCTCCACGCCAGCGCAGTGCCCGCAAAGGCATTTGCTACGGGCGTGCCGTTCAGGCCGCTGAAGTCATACCACCGTCCCGCCGTGTAGGCTGAACCGCCCGTGATCTTGTTCCAGTCGGTGCGGTTGAACTTGCCGCTTGTGATCTCGTTTACGAGATCGTCCATTGAACTGAATGGCATGGTGATTCCTTACGGTGTCCAAACGAATTGCGCCTGCCCCACCATCGGCAATATGGCGCTGGTGTTGGTGGACAGGTTGTAGATGTAGTTGAGGAACGCGCCGTCCAAAATGCGCGGCAACGCCGCCTGTTCGCGTAAGAAGTTCTTCTCGACAGTTGACGACAACTCGTTGGCGGACATCGTGAACAGCGGCTTGGCCAACAGCATCACGCCGAACCCGC